GTCACCACCCGCAGGTTGGTGGTGGCATAGGTCCCATATTTCCGCACCAGGCCGCTGTGCTGCAGGATGTAGTCATCCAGCCATTGGCCGGTCATATTTTCAATGCGAAGATTTGCTTCCGCAATGGAAATATCGCCGTCCAAAGACAGCACGGCCAGCGCAAAAGCCCGGGTAAAGTCGTAGGCCGGAAAGCCCACGGTTTTCTGGTAGCGGTTGTCAATCCGGTCCAGCATCTCCTGGTGGACCTGCTGCAGGTCAAGTGCCAACGGTGATCACCTCTTTGCTCTCTCCCTGGTCGGTCACCAGGGTCATGGTACTGTGGATCTCTTCCCCGTCATAGGTCATGGTGTCCACTTCCCGGATGGCCGGGCAATAGGCGGCGCTTTCCGAAAACTGCCGCTTGAGCTCCGATAGCTTGTAGCCCTTGGGATACTTTCGCCCGATGAGCTCCTGGGCCGGCGCCCCAAAGTCCAGGGGATAGATGGGATAGCGGTCCCGCTTGGTCCGCACCACCAGGTTGACCCATGATTTCAGGGCCCCCGCCCCCGTCACTTCCACAGGGGACCCGGCGTCCATGAGATAGTGCTGTTCGTTCCAGTCAAACCAGAATCCCGTCCCAAGCACCGCCTCCGGCCGGGCCGCCTGGCCGGTCGTGGCGGCCGTCTCTTTGTCAAACAGCATCAATACTCACCTTCCCTTGCCTCTATGATCTCCCCCAGAATGAGGATCATCTGCCCGCCGGGGGTATTGGAAAATGGGTCCCCCAGCAGCGCCACCTCCATGGTGTCATCCACCGTTCCGGCAATCTCCAGCTGCATGAGCCGGTCCTTTCTCAGGATCACTTGCCCATCAAAGCAGGAGATGATGATGGGGCCGACATAGGTCACCGTCCCGTCGGGCAGGACCACCTTTTTGGGGCTGAGCACCTTTCCCACAAAATAGGCATAGACCTCCGGGTTGTCCCGCTTCTTCAGTTCTTTTGCCAAGGTGTGGTTCCAGGCCATCACGTCGCCCTCCTCAATGTCATGGTCACCATGTGGGGGATGGCCAGGTCATGGGTCACGCTGGTGACCCAATACTCTCCCTTGGCCTCCGGCATGTCGATCTTCAGCCGCACCCCGGCCAGAATGCGGTCACTGCCGTAGGTGGTCAGGGAAAAGGTCTCCTTGACCACATTCTTCTCCGCCAAGGCGCTCTTGGCCTTGGCGCCGGCGGAGACGCTGTCCTGATCCGAATAGGTTTCTAGCGCCGCCCGGCGGCCATACCGCTTGATGGAATCGCTGTCTTCCGCCGTGCCCTGAATGGAAATGGTGTTGTCCATTTCCGAGTAGACGATCACCTGGTTTCTCAGGTCGGTGATGTCCCAAGAGACCTGTGGGTCTCCCGGCTCTGCCAGAACATCAAAGGCGGCCAGGTTCTCCTGCTGCCTGCACCAAAACTGCATGGGGTCTTTGGCAAAGCTGCGGATCACCAGAGTGTGCCCCATCATACGTGGGAAATAAGGCACCTTGTTCTCTGAGGTCACCGTCTCCAAAATCTTTTGGATCATGTCTGCGGCGCTTCCCTTCTCGATGCCATAAACGCTGCTGATCAGGTTTGGGCAGTTCAGAGTGGGGATGCCCACCTTGGCGGCGATCTGAGAGATGGCCTCCTTGGCCGGGATGTTGTTAAACTGCAAAATCACGTCATTGGCGCTCAGCAGCCGCCCCTCATCCAGGCAGGTGATGGCCATGGAATCCCGATAGGACCCGCTCACCGTCTGGATCTGCCCCAGGAAAATGCATTCCTGGCTGGCCATGTTCACCACAGCCACCAGGTCCCCACAGGCCATGGCCAAAGGCTGCAGGTATTTCTCCCCCGTGGCCTGCACGATTTCAAAGGACAGCTCCAGGCTTAGGCTGTCCGAATCGTCCAGCAGGGAGGGGGAGCCCACCCGGTCGGTGATGTCCAGCACCTTCCCCGTGTCCAGAGACTGCCAGGTATAGGAATAGGTGTCCGGCTCCTTGTTCGGGGTGTCCTCTTCGTACTTTGTCCAGATGGCCTCCACCTGTGGCACATGGATGGCGTCCGCGGCAGAATCCGCCGCGTCCGTGGTGGGCCCAAGCCCCCCGGTGCCATTGTTGGCGATATCCCCGCCGGTATAGTTGGCCAGGGTGTCCGACGGCCGCACATAGGAGAGAGGATTCACCGGGGTGCCGTTTTTCTGCACCTCGAAATGCAGGTGCGGACCCGTTGAAATTCCTGTGGAGCCCACCTTGGCAATCACCTGGCCGGCGCTCACCGTCTGCCCAGCCCGCACAGAGATGGAGCTGCAATGCTGATACAGGGTGCTGTAGCCGCCGGTGTGCTGGATGATGCAGTAATTTCCACGGGCACTGGAATAGGACACCGTGCGCACCGTGCCGGACCGGGCCGCCACAATGGACGTTCCATACCCCGCCGCAATATCAATGCCCCGGTGATAGGTGCTTGCCCCAGGCTTAGGAGCTGGCCGTGGTCCGAATTGAGAAGAGACCCATCCCTGGCAGGGCCAAACAAACTGTCCCATGGTGGGCCCTCCTTACTGATAGGGGGAGGGCAGCGAGTAGTCCCACCGGCTGCCGCCCCGGTATTCGTCCCGGAAATAGTTGTGTTTTCCGTCTCCGGCGTACCACTGATAGTCCTTGGGCAGCACCCGGCCAACGTCCGTCTGCCCGGCCTTCTCCCGGCTCCACCGGTCCAGCACGTCCCGGGCCAAAGCCACCAGGTCATAGCCATAGTCGCTCACCGTGGGCGCCCCGGCACTGTACGCAAACTGCTGGGGCTGTGTGATCACCCCATAGATGCTGTCCCGGTACCCTGCGGCAGATCCCGCGTCCACCCGGTTGAGAATGGTCCAGCCGATGCAGGCGATCTCCGTCTTGCTCTGGATGCCTCTGGCCTCGTTATACATGGTCTTGGCCATGGCGATCACGTCGCTCTCGGTGTACAGCTTTTTATATGTCCCTTGGCTGCTGCTGCCGGTGTTGGCCTGGTCCTGGCTGTCCGTCTGGGCGTTTTGGTCAGCCCCGTCGCCGCTGCCGCTGCCGCCGGTGGCCTCGCCCTCCGCGCTGGGGTTCTCCGGCAGGGCGCCCACCGCCTCCGGGATGGCGAAGCGGTACTCCCGAAAGCTCATGGAATAGGCGATGTCCCCCGCCCGGTCTCTGCCGTACTCAAAGGTCTCCACGGTGACGGGCAGGTTGAAAATCTCTTCCCCATCGTTGTCAATGTGCACCGCCCGGAAGGGAATCCGCCGCAGCCGGGCAGATTCAATGGTCTTCACGTAGTCCCACCCGTCGGACGTGGCCCCGGGGCGTATCCAGGGATATTCCTTCAGAGGGAAGATGCTGGACAGCTCAAAGGTTGCCAGCTTCATGTTGCCAATGGCCTGCAGCTCATGGTTCACGCCCTGAAAAAGGGGGTTGTCTTGGCTCCGGCTCAGATTGATCCCCTCATTGGGCACCACCGGGAATGTCATGACCTTCTCATCGTTGTTGTAGCTGAGAATGAAATCCATACAAAGCCTCGCAGAGTTCCCATGCAAAGCAGGGGAATAAAATCAAATCCGGCTTTTCCACGGACATGTGCCGGGGAAAAGACTCCTATCGCCTGACAAGTGTGCGGCCAAAGGCCGTGCGCGCAGGCAGGTGCAGGGAGGGGTTCAAAAGGGGAACCATGATCCATCCCGCAGGGTGGGTATGGTGCCTCTTTTCCCCTTACACCACCCCCTGGGCCGCCAAAATGCGCTGGGCAATGTACTCACCAGTCTGCTCCATATACTGCCGGTTTCCGATCACGTTCCCCTGGATGGTGAGGTTCACCACCACAGAGGTCCCGCCGCCGGCAGCCGCCGGGCTTTTCCGGGCCACGTCGTGGGGAATGATCTGTGTGCCGCTGGGCAGCCGCACGATCTCTCCACGGCCGCCCTCATTGATCCGGGTGGCGCCGCCCTTGAAGTATGGCGTGCCGGTGGCATGGCCGCCGGTGTTGCCCCCGTCACCAAAGCCAAAGAACCCGGCGATCTTCCCGCCGATATCTTTGATCCCGTCTACAATGCCGCCGATTTTCTCACCGAACCAGTCAAAGACGCCTGTCACTTTCCCTTTCACAAAATTAAAAGCACCGACAATGCCGTCCTTGATTTCCGTGGCCAGCTGAACAATGGCGT